CTACCTGTTTTCTTTTAGCCATGAGATTATATTTCATGCCCCGGGGGGGACCAATTCGGAGGGGTCACGCAAGTGGTCTCTTCATTGCTCTTCTACGTGTCCGGAAATATCTCATGGAGGTAACGCGGATCCTCCTTATACCGAGCTCCCAACGTACCCCTACGTGGGAACCATCCTGGACGGGGAAAGATGGCATCACCGCGATGTAACAGGTCAAGATACTTTTGGGGAAGGGGTGGAATACCACGCTTAAGCGAAAGCTTAAACTGATTCCACCGACGAGCACCAAAAATCTTTACATGCTTCATCGAGGAGACGTCAACCACCCACCTCCTAAGAGCCATAATCTGTGACCCATAGCCCCCATCCTCCTGATACGGATCCAAAAAGGGTCCGGAGGGAAGGGGACCATAAGAGTCATTCCTATTAGGCAGCCGCCACTCAAAGTCCTGACTAACATATGTTTCCAGGAGGGAACGGTACTTGCTCACGATACGTGAATAATCTTTACGAGTCCCCTGGAGGTAACTAAATAGTCCAAGACGATGTGCATTCATCCACATTAACTGGTTCCTACTGAACTTATGACCATCCGGGATAGGGGCACCAAGCCCTCCCCACTGAGGGGGACCATAGATCGGACCAGGGAAACCACGGAGAATTGGATAATGGTATCGGAAGGACTTGACAAACAATGGTAGAGATTTTGGGGTAGAAAACCTCAAAAATTCTCTCAAGTTTTGTGCAAGTACCTCCCAAGGCATTATCTGTCTTCCGGATTCCGTGTCCAATTGTCTATCCAGAGGCATATTCAGTAGGCCCACATTGGGAACTGACAAGACTACCCATTTCCTCTTTTCCTTCGAGAAAACACAATAAGTGGAATTGATCAAGGCAAGATCGCGAGAATAGTAATTCTTCCCAAGGGAGAATTCTAAACCCACACTTGCAGTGGATCGTTTCCACTTACGGTACTCAGAAGGTGAACAGGGAAACAGTACGTCGTCACCGTTAATGCGCATGAATCGCTCACGTGGTATCGCCATACAGGAAGCTGATCGATTGATCAGACAGAGTAATGGAAAGGAGAGGATGTGTCCCATCATCTGTCCACGACAAATATCTATGGGGGGAAGTCCGATGAGTTCCAGGGAAGAGTGTACAAGTGACTGGACGACCAACTTCTTGATCCATGGTACAAACTGTACCAACATTGGATCTAGGAAGGAGAAATCGGTACGGTCTAGTAGGGCCCTAGCGGCATATTCCGTATATTCCAAAAAGATGTTATCGGTGGCAGAAGAATAATCCCCTGACACAACCTTTTGGCGGCGTTCAAGAGATAGGTCTTGTAAGACCTGATCTACGGGGACGCCACCAATAAGTTGGTAAATGGGAGATTGTCTCATGGCACCATGCCAAGCTTTTTGGATAGGAGTAAGCAGCTGGAGGAACCAACTGGACTTAGTAACGATACGAACCTTAAGAGGCTCAGTCAGTCCAGTTGCTTGTACAGGTAGTCTCTTCCATTCTTCATCAGGCATCCCTGTCTCAGAGATAGCCGCCCTGAACATTATGTCCAGAAATTCATTCCACAAACCACTCGGAGTCGAAGTAGTTAGACTCGCCTCGGGCAGATCAAAGATGTTACGGAGGTCATCATAGAAGAAACGGGAATCAATGGTTTCTTGCAGAATATTTTCAGCAACAAACGATTGAAGTCCCCCTTCAGTACGTGACCGTTCGTAACACGCAGATGTACTCGGGGCGAAGGGTCTAGAGTAGTCGGCTACCATGCGACCACCCTCAAGAAACTCATCAACAGAACGATCAATCTCTCGATACATCCTCTTCTTATAAGGAAGGGGAGGTGAGGTACGACTGACCGCCTGTGAGAATTCCTTGACCTTCTCACGAACCATTTGACTTGTGAAAGACGGAAAGAGTCTCTTGGAATAGAGGATAAGAGCTCCTATGCGAATCTTCCTCGACTTGCCCTGTCCCGTCTTCCGGTTCAAGATGAAAGATCTAAAACCGGGAGAACAAAGGGAGAGGGGATTGAACCTCTGTGGAGGTGTGTCATCTCCTAAAAACCAGGGTAGCCAAAAGGCTGTCCAGGACTTTAGGGTTGACATAACCTCTGAGACAGAGGAAGTCGGAGGAGAAGGACATAGGATGCTCTTAAATTCATAACCTAAGAGACGGAAGGATTCAATGAGTGCGTAGTCTGACTTTCGCCAGACACCCTTAGCGCTCAACCTGGATACCTGAACTGGATCGGCAACCAGCTCAGGTATCCGTACGTGAAGATCAGCGCCTTCTGGCCCACTTCTCAGTGGACGACGAGGGTACACGGTTTTCACCGGCCGCGGGGCACGACTCCGCACGGCAACATGTTTAACATTAG